ATTAAATGAGCTGGCGGTGACTACACCAAGCGGTAAATTGCTTCAAATCGAAGTCGGTCATTCTCCTTTCAAATAATTTGAATGTCCAAAATATTTGTACTTTTTCGACTCGAATTAACGAGGTCTGGAAGTGGAAAAACAGAATCATTGAAACCGGTATCGCAAACCCGGCGGAGTTGATCGCCAATCCGGTCAATTTTCGGAAACACCCGAAGCGGCAGAAGGAGGCCATTAACGGCAGTTTGGATGCTTTGGGGTGGATACAGAATGTTATTGTGAACAAGCGAACCGGCCGGATTATCGACGGGCATTTGCGGGTGGATCAGGCTATTGCTCATGGGGAAATGGCGGTGCCGGTGCAGTGGGTGGATTTGTCGGAAGATGAAGAAGGGCAGGCGCTGTTGTCGCTGGACCCTATTGCTGCCATGGCCGATACGAACAAGCAGATGATGACGGATTTACTCAAGCAAATCCATGAAACGCAGGATATGCTGGAGCCTTATCTGGAAGATATCGCCAAATCGAGCGGGATTGATGTTGGGGATATTTTGGGGAAGGATGAGGATGATCCGCCGGATGAGAATGAGGCGGAATCGTTTCGGGCAAAGTGGGGGGTAGAGTCGGGGCAGTTGTGGGAGCTGGGGGAACATCGGGTGTTGTGTGGGGATTGTACGGATAAAACGTTTTTTGATAAACTGATGTATAAAGAGACTGCTGACTTATGTTTGACAGACCCGCCGTATGGAATTAATTATGGTAAAAGTGGCGGTCATAATGCGTTACATGGTTGGGGTAACTGGAAGGATAAAGTTGAATGGGATGCTAACAGACCTGATAAAAGCATATTTGATTTTATCATAAATTCATCAAATGAACAGATAATCTGGGGTGGTAATTATTTTACAGATTATCTACCACCTAAAATGGGGTGGCTTGTTTGGGATAAAGGACAAAGAAATTTCTCTTTAGCTGACTGTGAACTTGCATGGACTTCAAGAGATAAAGCATCGAGAGTATTCACCTATTCAAGAGCTGAATCGCTCAAAGATAAGAAACAACATCCGACACAAAAACCGATTGCCTTAATGCAATGGTGTCTTGAAAAAAGTGAAAATGCTGTGATCATTCTTGACGTTTTTTTAGGCTCCGGCACCACATTAATAGCCTGCGAAAACCTCCGCCGCAAATGCCGCGGCATCGAAATATCGCCGGAATATGTCGCCGTAACCATCGAACGCTGGCACCGATTGACCGGCAAACAGCCCAGGTTGTTGAGCTGATGTTGGGGCATGTGTAGGGGCAAAAGATTCAATGCCCCTACGGGTGATGGATTCAGAATGGGAGTTTAAAAAAGTGTTTGCTGAGAATGTCGAAAATAACTTTCGACCTTTTTTTCGGGCCTGCATAAAAATCAATTTGTTCGAGCATCCAGAACGGTAACTGAATGCTGGTTTTGACCCGCTTGTCTAGCGGGTCTTTTTTTGGGGCACCTGCGCCGGGGCGGGCGCCGCCTCTATTTTTTTTCATTTTCTACTCTCGAATTCCATAATGATATAGATTCTGATTTTGTATCAGATAATTTAGACGGGCCTATGCATCCACAAGCCCTACACCTAACGCTGATAAATCCTGATAAATCCGGGTAAGGTTCAAATCCTAATAGATCAGTCCTCCCACAAAATGGGCATGGTTTCAGTTCCATGTTTAATCCTTTTACTTGAATGATTAAAGAGAAGCGGCGGGCTGGCCGAATCGAACGGCCTTGAAGCGGTCTCAAGTTCTTGGGTGGATATCTGTATCGCTACCAGATATCAAATCCCCGCAGGTTCCCCGCTTTGTGTTCCTGAGCCGGTGCCCTTCCGGTCAGCGGCCCGCCATGGCGACCTCCTTGTCGCCATTTGTTGATTCCTTGTGTTAACTCCGTCTTCACAAAAGTCTAGATTATTAAACAATTTCCCAAAATTTCCCACCATTTTCCCCACCTGTTTGATGCTCTACTATTTTTGGGCCTGATGGTAATTGTGAAAACCATCTATTTAAACCATCTCTTATGTGTTTATTTTTTAAATCGATAAATATTGAGTTGTCTTTGATATAAAACGCCATATTCTCAATATACCCAAACGTATCGATTGATTCATCATTATGCAGACAATCCGGAACGGTGTCACCGGGGCCGTAGTCGTTTACACATGAACATCCTTCGTGACGAACAACAGGAATACCATAATGACTTGAAGATGAGTATGTTGTTAGTTTCAAACTGCTTCCATTAGCATATTCTAAAAATATTGTGTCCATAATCTTTTCTCCCTACGATGCCATGGTTTTAGTTATTAAGATTCGCAATCGCCATAACAGACCGTACCACATTTATGGCAAATCATTTTGTCCATCTGCCCAATTCTTTCAGGTTTTCCAATCATGGCCTCAAATTTTACTTTTCGATCAGATTGTTCTTTAATGTCAATTTCTTCGTAATGGTCACGTATATCTTTACACATGGCTTCTGTTATTAGTTCGTTTCCTTTATACGCCGAACCGCATAATGGCCTATAAACAACATGATATCCAATATTTCCGTTTGTTGTGTCAGGGAGATTGTAACGACTGCACGAAAGCCAAACATAGTCGCTATTATCTGTCATTATATCCCCATCATGCGTTTTAAAAAATCCTGACATATCAATTCTCCTTTTTTAATTGATTGTTAAGGCGGGCTGGCCGAATCGAACGGCCTTGATGCGCGTTACAGGTTGGGGAAGTTACCGGCAGGTGATATCCGGTCTCGAATCCCCGCAGGGTGCGCGCTTGTTCCTGAGCCGGTGCCCTTCCGGTCAGCGGCCCGCCATGGCTGACGTCCTTGTCGCCATTTATTGAGTACTTTATTCTCTTGCTTTGAAAATGTCAAGCACTTTTTCAAATAAAATGCAGAAAAAAATACCCTGTCAAGAAGTTTATTGACCTGTTTCCATGTTGTTTCCATGTTGTTTCCATACTGAATCCGTATCGAAGCAGTTTCCCGCCAAAAACCCATGATAAAAAAAGTATGAATTATGAAGGATGAATTATGAAAAAAATCCATCCTTCAGCTTTCATCCTTCAAATTTCATACTTCATACTTTGGGTATCATGGCCATCAAAACCACCGCTGAACAACTCGAAGAAGTCCAGACCGCAATCACCGAATGTCTGAAAGCCCAGAGTGTGGGCGCTGGTGACAAAACCATTTTGCGCGCGACACTCGCCTCCCTGAATGCCCGAGAAGAAACCCTCCTGAAACGCTACACCGAAGAAACGGCGGCGGCATCCAATAAATCACCCTGGAATAAGGTGTCGTTCAATGACCCAGTCTAAATCAACAACACCCATTTCCTTTTTGGACAGGATGATTGCAGTGGTTTTTCCATCGGCGGCCGTCAAGCGGATGCAGGCCCGGCGCATGCTGGAATTGACCGGATATTATCGGTCGGCATCCACATCCCGGATCCGGAGTAACTGGCTGTCGGGCGGCAATTCGGACGCAACGCCGCCTGCCTGGGAGCTGCAGGCATTACGGGCCAGGGCCAGAGACGCCAACCGGAATGACCCCGTCGCCAAAGGCGCCACTGAAACCCTGATACAAAACATTTTGGGCTCTGGTCTGCGGCCGCAATCGAGAATCCGGGGGGATCAGCTCGGTGTGTCCAAAGACCATGCCCGAAATTTACAAAAGCAGGTGGAGACCATTTTTTCCAATTGGGCAAAATGGTCTGATGCTGCCGGGATTCTGACGTTTGATGAAATGCAACAGCTATCCCTTAGAAAGATCATTGAAGATGGGGAAATTATTATTATCCCTACATGGTCGTCTGAGTCATGGAGGCCGTTGTCTCGCACCATCGAACTGGTGGAGGCCGACAGGCTGGTGGCGCCGGGGGCCCGGTCAAACATGGCGGTGAACGGTATTGAATTCAACGCGGCCGGATGCCCCACGAAATACTGGATCAAGCAGGCGGCCAACAAAGGCAGCAACGCAGCGGCTGCGGATGCCTTTACCGGAATTGCTGCGCGGGATGCCGACGGTCGCCCGAAGATTATTCATGTTTTTCGTGTCGATCGGGTCGGGCAGACGCGGGGAGTGCCTTTCTTCGCCTCGGTGCTGAGCTATTTAAAAGACCTGGCTGATTACCTGGAGGCCGAAGTGATATCGGCCCGCGTGGCGGCATGTCTGGCGGTGTTCATTACCAAACAAGACCCCATGCAGACGGCATTCAATTTGAGCGGCACCACAGAATCCACCGGAGACCGGATTCAGAGTATCGAGCCGGGGCTGGTGGGATATCTCAATCCGGGGGAGTCAATCAATGTTGTGGATCCGAAACGGCCGGGAGACGCCTTTCCCTCTTTTATCGAAACCATGCTTCGCATTATCGGCGGAGCCCTGGGGATTCCTTATGAGCTTCTTGCGAAAGATTTTTCCAAAACCAACTATTCATCCGCTCGTGCCTCCATCCTCGAAGGGCGCCGGATGTTCATGCAATGGCGGACATGGTTCGCTGATAAATTCTGCCAGCCCATGCTCGAGCTCGTGCTTGAAGAAGCCTATTTACGGGGAGCGTTTACCTGTCCGGATTTCTACCGGAACAAAACCGAACTTTGCCGGGTGCAATGGTTGGGGGGCGGATGGGGATGGGTTGATCCGGTTAAAGAAATCAAGGCCAGCACATCGGCCGTTGATGCGAACCTGTCAACGCTTGCAGAAGAGGCGGCGAATCAGGGCCGCGACTGGGAAGAAATTTTGGAGCAGAGAGCGACCGAAAAAGGCAAGATCGATGAGCTGGGATTGAGTGTGGTGGAAGCGGCTCCGGCTGGAACGGCTGCGGGGACTGGCACGGACAAACAAAGACAGGCAGGGACAGACAAGGTGAAACAATGAAAACTGTGAAGCGGAAACCGGTAATGCTGGCCAGTAATATCGTTTTCGGGCAGACCGAATGCGCGGAACATATCACAGACCCGCAAACCGATAAATTTTATATCAAAGCATATACCGGTGCTGTGATCGATACCTTTTTTGGAAATCTGGTATTCGATATTTCAGGAATGAGCAGCAAACCAACAATTCCAATTTTGCGCGAACATGAGCGGGATCGTGTTGTCGGATATGGCTCAAGTGAATCCGGAATCACGAGTTTTGATGTGATCGGTAAATTCTCTAAACACACCAAAGACGCCATTGAATGTGCCCAACTGGCGGATGAAGGCTACCCCTGGCAGGCATCGGTCGGTGTGCGTCCGTGCAAAGTCCGTGTGTTGTCTAAAAACGAAACGGCCGAAGTCAACGGCGCCATGCTGAGCGGGCCCGCTGAAATCTGGCTGAAATCCGAAGTCGGCGAGGTGTCTTTTGTGTCTCTGGGCGCCGACAACAATACATCAATATCCGTGTTTGCAGATTCGGCGGTAGAGGTCGAGGCCGAAATCGAATCATTAGATGAAACCGAGCCTCAAGAAACAATCGAAGGAGGAAAGAGTATGACGAAAGAAGAATTTTTGACGCAGTATCCCGACATGGCCGCCGAGCTGAAAGCTGAAGGCATTAATGCAGAGCGGGAAAGAGTGATGGCCATTCTGTCTCATGAGACAGATCATTATGCCATCCTGAAGAGTGCCGTGGAATGCGGCACAGCGGCCGACGGCATTTTCAAGGCCCTGTATGAGGCCGAGCGCAATTTCAGAATGGGCGGCCTCCAGAAACTGGCCGACCAGGCGCCGCCTTCGGTGGGGCAGACCCGTGATGAAGTGATCGACACGCCAGTGAAGACCTTCATGGGTGAGGTCGAAAAGCTGAGCGCAGCGGGCATGACCCGAGCCCAGGCCCTGAAGAAGACAGCCGGAGATCATCCCGACCTGCATGACAAATACATCAAAGACATCAACGAGAGGAGATAATCTCATGCCTTATACCGACACCACCAAAGCATTTATCGCCGGGGAAGCACTGGCCGCCTATCGGCTGGTCAAAATCGAATCCGGCACCACCATGGACCCGCCCGAAGTCGTTTATGCCGATGCCGGAGAGGATGCCATCGGTTTTACCCAGTATGCAGCCGCAGACGGTGCATCTGTAAACGTGCAACTGCTGAACAAACCCGGTACCTGTGAGCTGCAATGTGTGGTGGATTCCGCCATTGCCAGGGGGACGGTGTTGTATGCCGCCAATGACGGCAAGGTGAGCGACGCCTCCAGCGGATCGGCTGTCGGGGTATCGATGCAGGCGGCTGTGACGGGGGAAATTATCGAAGTGGCGGTAAACCCCAGAAAGCCGACCACGGCAGCCGGAACCAGTGTGGCCGACACGGGCAGTTTTACCGAGGCCGCCACGGTGGAGGCTGCCCTGGCAGAAATCTACCAGAACGCGGTGAGCGCACAGGCATTTATTCCGGTGCCGCTCAATACCCTGCGGGAGGCATCTTCTTTTGCCGTGGGCAATGCATCCGCCAATGGCGGGGTGCTGGCCAGCGATACGACACCGATTCTTGCGCCCATCAATGGTGCTACCGACGGGTGTCAGACATTGGCCTGGGCGGCATCCAACAACGACCAGGTGGTATTCCAGACCCCGCTGCCTCCCGATCTGAATGATGCTGCGGATGTCGTGATTCATTTCCGTATCAAGTCCGCAGGCACCACCAATGCGGTTGGGTTTACGGTGGATTCGTTCTGGGATGAGGGAGACACAAAAATAACCGACACCAGCGAAACCAACCAGACGGCGACCTGGGCGGAGAAAATCGCCACCATTGCCGCAGCCGACGTGCCTACTGGCGCCCAGACATTGACGGTCGGGCTGACTCCGGTCGCCCATACCACCGACATTCTGTATCTGTCTGCGGTGTGGATTGAATACAAACGTAAAATCGTAACCAGCTAAAAAAAAAGTATGAAGTATGAAGGATAAATTATGAAATAAAAAATCCTTCAGCTTTCATACTTCAAACTTCATACTTCATACTTTGAATTAGGAGAAACGACTATGCCAAGACCTACATCAAGCACCACCATTCAACGCCCGGATTTGGGCGCCATGGCCTACGAATACAGCATGAATGCACCGCTCAGGGGATTTATCGGGCAGGAAATAATGCCGGTTTTTGAGACGCCGGAACAGGCGGCCGACTATCCGGTGATCCCGATCGAGAGCTTGCTCAAAAGCCCGGACTCCATCCGGCGGGCCCCTCGGGGCGGGTATGTTCGGGATGATTACGAATTCGAAACCGCCACGTACTCCTGCGAAGAATACGGCATCGAGGCCCCCGTGGATGATACCGAGTCCCGGCTGTATGCCCGATATATCGACGCGGAATCTATCGCGGTGGAACGGGCGACCGATATCCTGCTGCGGCATCATGAAATGCGGGTGGCTGCGGCCGTGTTCAATGCCGGCAATATCACCAATACTGGCGCGGTATCTGTCGAATGGAGTACTCCGGCAACGTGTACCCCGTATGACGACGTGCTGGATGCCAAGTCCACCCTTCGGGCGGCGACTGGCGTCGATATCAATGCAGCGGCCATGTCGCTCAAGGTGTTCGAGAACCTGATTCAATCCAACGAAATCCAGGGGCTGATGCAATATACCAACCCCATCCAGATGACCGGCATGCAGGCCAAGATCGAAATGATGCGGCTGTATTTTGGGCTGGATCGTTTGTTGGTTTCGGGGGCCATGAAGGATACGGCCGGCAAAGGCATTTCGTTTTCCCTGTCTGATATCTGGGACGACGAATATGTGCTGCTGTTCCGGGCGGCTGCCAATGCCCGCAACCTGAGAGAGCCCACCCTGGGCCGCACCTTCCTGTGGACGGGAGACAGCCCCCAGATGGTGACCAGTGAGCAGTATCGAGATGAGACCGTGCGGTCTAACATTTACCGCGTGCGCCAATATACCGATGAGTGTTTCGTGTTTACCGGGGCTGCATATCTGTTGAGCAATATTACTGCCTAAAAACGGAAGTATGAAGGATGAAGGATAAATTATTAAATAAAATCAATCCTTAATTTTTCATACTTCATACTTCAAACTTCATACTTTTTTTTATTATGAGCATAACAGACATCATATCGCTTATGAACGCTGATATCTTCGATATCATGGGAGACCCGGTCAGCTATGTTCCGGTGATCGGGGATGCCGTTGAAACAACGGCGCTCATCATGTCCAGTTTGCAGACCCAGCCTTCGGGACTGGGCTCTGAAACCTGGGGGCAGATTACGACCATCGAGCTGATGGTTTCGGAACTGCCCGACGGGTGCCCCATGATTGGCGATGTGGTGGTGTTTGGCGATGTGGAATATACCATTGCGGCTGTGACGGATAATGACGGGCGGATTGTCAAAACGATTGTGACATAAAAAAAAGGTTACAGGGTACAGGGTATAGGGTGCAGGTTTTTTTTCCTGCACCCTGCCACCTGCACCCTGCACCCTGAAGTCTTTAGGAATTCTATGCCAATAACTGGGACCGGAACTGTGACTGTCGATGGTTCGGCGCGGGTGTATGCAACGACGATTCGGGAGCAGATTATCACGGGGTTTGAGCTGTTGCTGGGCAGCGTGACAACGGCCAACGGATATCACAGCGATGCCGGCCTGAATGTGGTTCGGTGCCGGAAATCGCTCGATCCGTCAGAGCTGCCTTGCATTGTGTTGTGGCCGGGGATGGAAATTGCCGAGCGGGCCGATTATGGCGAGACGTTTTACAGCATGCGCATGGGGATTGCCTTCCATGAATTGCTGAATGGTGAAAACCCGTCGGTGGTTGTGGAGCGGATGCTGGGGGATTTGGTGCAATCGGTGTTTTCCAGCGGAGCAAACGGCACGCAGAAGATACTGCATGTCGATTCAATTCTGTACGAGAGCGGCGGGGCTGATACATATCCGGATACCGGAGCATTATCTGTATCCTGCATTATCAATTTACAAGTTAAATACAATTATCTGTACGGAAATCCGTATAGTCCATCAGGGGGATAAATATGCCATCTGCCGATAATGCGATTTTGTATTACGAGGCCGGTCAGTCGCTGGTGTCTATGACAGCGTTGACTGATTCCGGGGATCATTTGACTTATAACAGCTCCGATTCTCTTTGGTCGGACAAGTCTGGCTATAATCCTGACATCAAACCCAATGGGGTCTTGACTGGGTTGGTGGTGACACCGGCGGCAGCCGGCACCAATGACCTGGTTGATCTGTCGGGCGGAACGCTGAATTTGAATGGAGTTGAAACAACGATCACAGCCGATGCCGATTTGATCTGTCTGCGGGGAGCAACCACCGATGTTTGTCGGATCAATTCGATTACCATCACCAGTGCCGGGGAGATTGCTGTGCTTACTGGAGCGGATCATACCGCATTTTCCGAAACACGTGGCGCCAATGGCGGGCCGCCATGGATACCGACCGGGTCTGTGGAAATTGCTCAGGTGCGGTTTTCGGCCATTGCCAATGCAGCGGTGGCGGCAACGGAAATCAAGGCCATTCCGAATACTCATCGGGAGCTGGCGGCATTTCCGACCTATGAAACCAATTTCTCTACGGTGGAATCCGGTGTGCTCGGGTCGGCCGGGGTGGCCTTCAACAGTGCGTTGATGGCGGCGCATAGTGATGATTCCGGCAGCACGATCAAAACCAAAAAGGTTTATGCCCAGTATTATGAGCCGGAGTTTGCACAGATCCCCAAAACGAGTGACTTCAAACGACCAGCCAACAGCAAGAGTGTTTCAAGCACACAGATTTATGGCGGGGCGATTGGTTCGGTCTCCACCAGTCTGGGGCAGGGTAGTTTTAAGGCGTACCTGAATGATGGGGTGACCGACGGCCTGCTGAGTGAAGAGGGAAACAATCTGTGGTTTAAATTCAAACCCGACCGGTTGAAAAACCCTTACGTGTTGACTCAGGGGTATCTCGGGATTGTGGAGCAGTATCCGGCCGGATCCTCGATTATGGCAGACTGCACCATTTCGGCGGAAGTGTCGGGCGATAGAGTTTCCGGATAATGGCGACCCTGGGCGACATCGTGAAACAATTGCAGAGCGCCGATTCTGAAAAGGCGGCGCTCTTTGAGAGATGGCTGACCATCATGAACGGCGGGTCGATGATTGGTTTGGCAAAAATGACCGACGGCATGATGGGAATGCCAATTTCGAAGTTTGGGGCCGGGCGGTATGCGAGATCATCGGCCAACAAAATGATTGCATTTGAGCAGCAGAGGGCGACGTTGACGGTGGATTGGCCGAGACCTTATTGAAAGGATGAAGGATGAAGGATGAAGGATGAAAAAAGGACTGACATGCTTTTTTCATAATTCATAATTCATACTTCATAATTTAAGAAGTGGCGAAATTTGAGTTGAAAATTGATGAGACGCAAATGGCTGATGTGAAAGCGGCGGTGAGTGGCATCAAGAACGGCTACGAAACTGTAATGAAGAATGCCATCAACCGGACGCTGTCAACGGTGCAGACACAGGCGGTGGCCCGGATTGCCAATGAGTTGAATTTGTCTTCGACGCGGATCAAGCAGAATTTTAGGATTTTGAATGCAACGCTGGCCAGGATCGGCGGCGGGGTGTATTCGACGGGGTCTCCGATCGGGCTGTATTCGTTCGGGGCTGTGGAGAATATGAGCGGGGTGAAAGTTCGGGTAAAGAAGGCATCTTCGGCAGATATCATCAAACATACGTTTATCGCCACGACCAAGCACAAAAAGGCTGGTGCTGTAAAAAATGTTTATTGGCGAATGTGGAATCAATATCGGACGCGGTGGGATATCAACAAGCGGTATGCCAAGTTGCCGGATCAATATCGGTTCAAGTTGGAACGGCGCACCGGCCCGCGTATCGAAGATATATATGCAGGTGACCTGGTGTTTGAGCCGGTGACGATTCAGGCGCAAACGCTGTTTGTGCAGCGGGTGGATGAAGAAGTGACAGAGCTTTTTCGAAAACTTGCGGCTGTTGGCAGTATTTGACCCATACTTATATATGGATATTAAAGAGATCGTTCGTTCTGGCGCATTACAGCGAGCCAGGATGTAAACATCGATGAAATAAAGGGTGTCATGGCATTTAAAGCAAAATCATTTGATAAGGCGAAATTTGAGCCCCGAACAACCGAAGTGAAGGTGCCGGGGCTGTCGGAATGGTTCGACGGGCCAGCGGTGTGGGTGGTGCGGGGGTTGTCGGGCAATGAATTGGGCCGGTGTAACGAACTGGCGGAGAAGAACCGAAAAAATATTTCGGATATTGTGCGGGCATTGATTGCCAATAAAGGCGGGGAGACAGCGGAAGCCATTGCCGGGCTGGTGAGTTTATCCGACGATGTTCCCCAGGATGTGGCCCGGCGGATCGAATATCTGATTGCGGGCAGTGTGGATCCGGATTGTCCGCTGGAGCGGGCGGTGTTACTCAATCAAGCCTTCCCGATAGAATTTCGAATTATCACCGAAGAAATATTCACGCTGACCGGCCAGGGACATGTGCCGGGAAAGCCGATACCCTCTGGGAACGAGACGACATCCAGTTAGATTTGATGTTGTGTGATCTCAGGGGGAAACTCCTCTACGAAGTCCGCCCGGACATTTTCCCCTATCCGGGACTGTGCGACACCGAACGTGCCCTCTGGTCGATGTATTACGATAGGAAAAACAATCAGAAAGGATGAAGTATGAATTATGAAGTATGAAAAAGGACTCAAAACCATTTTTTCATAATTCATCCTTCATCCTTCATAATTTATACATGGCCGATCTCGAAAAAACAGTATCCATTCTCTTTAAGGGCGTCGATGAAGTGTCCACGACAATGGACAAGATCGGCGGGTCTCTCTCCAATCTGGGAACATCTCTTGAATCGGCTACCCAGCCGTTTGCCAACATGGCGCTGGCGGTTGAAAAGTTTGAAGCTACTTTAGCGGTACTTGCAGCAGGCGGAATTGTGGCTGCGGTATCGGCGGCCGGAAAATTCCAGGCCGGACTAAACGAAATCCATACCCTCCTTCGGGAATCACCTGAAGATGTTGCGGCATTTGATGACGCGATAGAAAATTACGCACGCAACTCCACCCAAAGCCTCGAAGACATTCAGGCCGCCATTTATCAGGCGCTGTCTGCCAACGTCGATTATAGAGATTCCATCCAATTCATTACCGAAGCTGAAAAGTTGGCGGTGGCCGGTCAATCAACACTAAAAGAATCGGTTGATCTCTTGACAAGCGTTATGTCTGCTTACGGTGCATCTTGGAGTGATGCCAATCAATATTCAGACATATTTTTCAAAACTGTTGAAATAGGAAAGGTGAATGTACCACAACTGGCAAGCGCACTGGGGTTAGTAGCGCCAGCGGCGGCGATTTCAGGTGTATCCATAAAAGAAGTAAGTGCAGCATTGGCCGCGCTTACGGCCGGAGGTTTAACATCGAGTCAGGCTGCTGAATATTTACGGCAAGTCATTTCGGATTTGGTTAAGCCATCGGACAGTGCGGTAAGTGCATTTGAAAATTTAAAAATAAAGTTTGGATCTGCTGAACTTGCATCAGTAGGTTTATCTGGAAAGATGCAGGAAATTTGGGAAAAATCCGGAGGCAGTGCCGACTCAATAATAAAACTGTTTGGAAACGTAACATCTTTTAGCGCTGCATCGGTATTAGGTGCAGACAAAGCGGGTCTATATGCAAAAGCATTGGATGAATTAAATAAGGCTGCTGGGGCAACAGATCGAGCCTATCAAATAATGGTCGATAATATCGACAAGGTTAACACCAGGCTAATTAACAGCATGAAATTAGCTTTGGTTGAAGCAGGGAAACCGCTGCTTGATGACTGGGAAAATATTGCAAACGCTCTTGGCAAAGTGTTTCAAGGGGTTCAATTTGGGCTGAAAGAGGGAGCCTTTTCTGAAATCTACACGGCCATTGAATCCTTTGCATCCGAGTTTGCCGATTACCTGCGGAAGGTGGCGGCCGCCATTCCTGAGGCTATGCAAGCCATCAATTTTGAGGGTTTGCTGGCGTCGGTAAAAGAATTGGGCGGTGCGGTCGGGGATGTTTTCAAAACCCTGTTTGGGGATCTGGATTTAACCAAACCCGAAGATATGGCCAAGGCCATGCAAAAAATCGTGGATGGCATCACCGCTATGAACAATGTCACAAAAGGCATTGTTGAAGGGCTGAAACCTTTTGTGACAGCGTTGGGCGAATTTGCCAATGATGCGCTGAACGCCGATGGAAAAACGGCGGAATTGACCGGTAAGATATTGGGTTTTGGGCAGGGAGTGAATACGGCGATATCGGCCGTCAACAGTCTGGCTCCGGCCATGGAAATATTTTCCGGATCCTTGATCTTGAAGGCCATCAGTAACCTGGGCGGTCTGGCATCTATTGTGGGTGCGCTGCCATTTGTGGCGGCGGGAGCTGCGGCAACGGGACTTGCTTATGCGGTGAATCAACTCAATCCACCGATTGATCTGGCGAATGCCAAATTTGACGAATTCGGCAACCTGATGGGCGATTTCAACAATATGTATGCAGAGCCGGTCGTGGCGTCTGTGGGTGAAATCGGGCAAAGCCTGAAAGACATACCCGGTGTTACCGAGTTGATGTTTGAAACAGACATGGACTCGGCCATTAACCAGATTCAGGGGTTAAACGAAAACCTGCTGGAGTTTGAGGCCGGGGTATCTGTGCTGATCGATGCAGACCCGGAACCAGCTCAGATAAAAATCGGTGAGCTGTCCAACAAAATGGCGGATTATGATGGGCGGAAGTATTCGGCGGACTTTGAAATCAGCGATGAATCTTATGATAAAACAATGTACCGCATAATGGAAGTCACAAGCGCTGATGGATTTCCTATACAATTCAAGGTTCGCGTTGACGATGAATCGATAACGAAAAGCGAAAATAAGATCAAAGAAATTCCAACCGAAAAGATGCTTGAGATAAAGCTGCAAGGCGATATCGATACAGAAATAGCCCTAATCAAGGCTGATGCAGAAATGATGCAGAAGGCCGTGGAGTGGTCGGCCAAACTTGAAATCGCAAACATCGAATCGCAGACCGAACGGGTCAAGGCCATGTTCTCCAGCGTATCGGACACCATCGGAAGTGTATCGAGTGAAATCAGCGGGCTGTTTGGGAAAATACCAAAATCAGAATATGACTTCGGGGCCAGGGAATGGCAGGCGGCCGTGAACCAGGCTATGCAAATACAGGATGAAGCATTCAGGCTGGAAAAGCAGTTGGTGGCTGAACAAATCAAGTTGATGGAAACCAAAGATGATTTGATGAAATCCGGAAAAGGATTGATCAAGATTGACTCCACCGGACTGGAACCGGCCCTTGAAATGATTATGTGGCAAATTCTGCAGAAGGTGCAATTGAAGGCAAACGAGGACTCGGCATCCTTCCTGTTGGGGATAAATTGAAAGGATGAAGGATGAAGGATGAAGTATGAAAAATGACGAACAGCCATCATTCATAATTCATCCTTCATAATTCATAATTGATACCATGTTGATTACATTTTCATCGATCGAGCAGGGCGAATATGTAACGCTCAATGTACCGGCGGCGCCCGTGCGGGAAAACACCCGGCGGCTGTCTCGCTCGGCCACGTTGGATGGCGGGGCGGTGATTACCGACAGCGGGTATTCGGATGCCGACCGGACGTTTTCGTTTGCGGCGGTAAGTATCAGCCCATCGGCGGCCGACAGGTTATGGGCATTTTTCGAAAGCGAGAGCCTGGTGGGGCTGGCCTGCCCCGAGGGGTTTTTTGTAGGGTACATCGAATCGGTGAAAATCGATGGGGATACGGCGGATGTGTCGTTTTGGGTGTATGAGAAAATTACGTGATGGGCGGGATAATGTTTGACACGGACAGACACGGACAGGCACGGACTTGAATAGACAGGACAGGAAGGGGATTATAGATCATGGCAGTTGTAGCGACAGTACCCAATCATTTTAAATATTTGTTGGCCACCAAAGCGGTGGATTTGGCAAACGACACGTTTAAAATCATTTTGATGAATACGACGTTTGCATTCGACAAAGACAGTCATGCGCTGCTGGCAGATGTGACTGCCGACCAGCTATCTACAGGCAACGGATATACCCAGGACAGCAAGACCCTGTCGGGGGTGACCGTAACGGAAAATGACATCACAGACAAGGCAACATCAGTGTGGTCGGATGTAACGTGGACAGCATCGGGCGGATCGATCGGGCCGTCTGGGGCAGCCATCATTTATGATGATACTGTGGCCAATGACCCGGTAGTGATGTGCATCGACTTCGGGGCAGACTTCACCACCCCTGACGGGTTTTCCTTCCAAATCCAGGCGCCAGAAATTGATCTGGCATAAGCGGGGGCGATAAATGGGAACATTTTACATTGATCCGCTGCTGGGATCAGATGCCAACGATGGTTCGGCCTGGGGCGCAGGAAATGCCTGGAAGACGATCAAGTCCGGCGCAACGGCGGCCAGGATTGCCCCAGGGGATGTGATCAAAATTGCCAAAAGCCCCGACCCAACATCAGTCGGCAACGCCACATGGAATCTGAACAGCAAAACGGTCACGCTGGCCACGGCCTGTACGCAATCCATTGAGGTCTGCGATACGTCGTGGGCGGCGGCGGCGAATGTGACGGCGACAGTGGCTGCCACGACAAGAAAAGAGGGCAGCAATGAGGTGACACTCACCATTGCGGCAGCTTTTGTTTCGGGGCTGATTGGATACAAGACGTTGGCCTCTTCTTTGGACTTGTCGGCTTATCAGCAATTGTCCTTTTGGTTCCGGGATAGTTTGGGCAGTGCGGCGTCACTTTACAAGCTCTGTCTTTGTTCGGATAATGCTGGGGCGGTAATAGTGGATGAATTCACAATCCCTGCGATTGAGGCGGCGTCCAAGGCGGTTTTTATCCCATTCACGTTGGACAAGGGTTCTGCCCTCGGATCAAATATCAATTCCGTGGCGTTATATGCGTTGAGTGAGCCGGGCATCCCGGTATTGATGATTGACAATATCATGGCGGTCAAGGCACCGGGTTCTGCGGATTCTTTGTCTCTGACCAGCCTGATCAGCAAGAATTCGTTGGCCACCGGGGGTGATGAGTGCTGGTATCCCATTCAGAGTATTGTGGGGACAACGGTGCTTTTGGATTGTGCAGCCGCCACCATTGCGACGGCGGGCAGGGGCGCAAATACGGCCACAGAAACAGTCAGCACGTACAAGCGGGAATGTCACAGAACATCAACCACCACGGATTGCATTATTCAGGATTCAGGAACGGTGGGGAGTATTATTGATTTTCAGGGCGGGTATAATCCATCTGATGGTAATCAAGACGGGGAAACGTTTTTTGACGGGCTGTCCTCTTGGGGAAATGGGATAGATTTCACCAACAAAAACTATGTTAGAACCAATCGGCTGAACATGACTCGGGCGTTGTATGGGATTTTGTTTTCAGCGTCCACTTATTGTGAGGCAATTGGGCATACGGTGTGCGGTTGCGGTTACGGGCTGTATTGCACAAATTCCACCAAGTGTATCGGGAATTTTAAAGGTTCTGTAAACAATTCATCTCACGGATTGAATGTGTTAGGAACCAGTTATGCAAACTTTTTTACGGTTGATAATCTGTGCAATAATTTAGGTTCCGGATTTGCCATGGCAGCATCTTATTCATGGCATCGGTTTGTTTTCGGGAAAGTGAACAACAATAATGGGGATGGTTTGAATTTTTCAGCATTATCGTATGACGCCATTTTTACCACATCTGAAATAAAAAATAATGGTGTGTATGGAATCAACACGGCGACGCTGACCAAAGGGTTGACGATCATCGGCGCCACGATCAGTGATAATACATCAGGGGGTTTAAATTATACCACGTTGGGAAATAATTACCTGCGTGGGTGTACACTGGGCGACACGACCAAAGTAACGGGGTTTGTGGCTTTCGGAGGTGCCCGGTTGGCATCGGACAAACAGGATGGTTCGGCGGATAATAATTATCTCTACACAGATGGGGGATATATTAAATCCCAAGCGGATATCCGGCACACCGCAGCGGACATTGCCTGGGCGTTGTACCCAACCAGTACCAACCGCAGCGTAAACTATCCATTGGTGATGTCTTTGGCAAAATTGGCGGTGAACGCCAGCTCTCAGGTCACCGTCACGGCCTGGTTGTATCGAAGCAACGCCGGGCTTTCCGCCTATTTACGATGCCGGGGTTTGCAGATATCTGGCGTGGATACTGATGTGTTATCATCTGATATGACGGCGGATGGATCGTGGGAACAAAAATCCATCGTTTTCACCCCAACAGAAATAGGCGTGGTGGAAATTGAAGTCATTGCTTATGGTGGCACAGCATATTTTGCCGTGGTGGACGACATTGACTACCTCCAGGCGTGATCTGATCTTGTTATGACGCTACTGATAAGCACCGATTTAAAAGGTCTGGCTGTTTCGTTCGGTGGCCAACCATTTTCAGACGCTGCAATCAATATTTCTGGATTGCAAAGTCTGAAAGTTCCGTATCTGGGAGTGCCTTTTGCCGGGGCGGTGAATGTTCGGGGCCGAGACATTCCCTGCACGTGGGTGGATATCGCTATTCAGTCACAGACCGGATCGGTGTCGTTCTTCCCGGCATCGACCACAGCGGTCACCCCCGTAATGAAACCGTTGGGGTTGGTGCGGGACGCTTTGCCATTCGTGGAAGATGCTGTTCAGTCGAGTATATCCACCAAAGGGTTGCAGTTATCCTTTCAAGGTCAGCCTTTTGTAGTCACCAGGGTGCTACAGCCGACGGTAACGGAAGTCTCTGTTCCGGCGGCTGTAATCTCTGCGGTTTCCGCAGGCGTACCCTGTTTTTCCATTCCTTCCGTTATCGGGCAAATAAATATTGTTGCTCGTGATAGTTCTGTGACCGTAAATGATCCTGGGGTTGAAATCGAGGCTGCCCCTGCAAACTTATCCGCCATTTCTTCCGTGCTGGGCATAGTTTGTATCATCGGCGCAACACCGGCGCAATGCTGGGCCGAGTCTTCGGTTCTGGGTGTTTTTCGGGTCAGTTCGATTTTGTCTCCACCTGCGGTTGTTTCAGTCGCGCCAAATTACGATCAGATAGTATTGATATCCGCGCCAGCCACACCGGGTGTGCTGTATGTGGACAGCCTGGCTGATGTGCTGATGGCTATTTCGCCCATCTCAGCGGAAATCTTTTTGACCAGTCTGGTTCAGGGAACGTCTTCTTTTGATTCCTTGCGCGGGTGCCGCCGGGTGTTCGAGTGTGTGTTGTCTTTGGGTGGCCAGTCGGATGCGGTGGTGCCCATATCATCCTTTACCTCCCGGCAGCGGGCGGGAGACCCAAGTTATTCCGAGGTGATCATTCCTGGGCTGGGTGCAATCGATACCGTGCTGGCCAGGCAGACCGGGACGTTTACGGTGTCAGCGCTGATTGTCAAATCCGGGGTGACACACCAGCGGGAAATCTTGTTTGCGTGCGACATATCATCTGTGTCGATCACCGGGAACAATCGGGATCAGCAGATCATGTTATCGGGATACCGAACATCTGAGGCGGCCAGTGTTCCGGCTGTGATACCGGTATCGGGGGTGACTTATCGCTCGCTGAACAAGGGAATCACCACACTGAGAAAGCCGGAACCAGATTTATATCTGAAGCCAGGGGACACGGTGCAGTATGACGAAGATGAGTTTACGGCTGGATTGGTCACGTTTTCGTATTCGGCCATGTATGGGTCATCGATGGAGATATCAGGATAATGGTGTCACAGGTTTTATGCCGGTTGGTTTGCGACGGTTTTGATGACGTTGTCATTCCCATATCATCGTTTTCGGTACAATTGAAAGACGGAGCCATATCGTATATCCAGGTCGTGATCCCTGGGCTGAGTTATGCGGACATTATTGCCGATAGAGCCGATGGAGATATCGGACTTTATTATCACACCTCTGGATCAGATATCGAAATTGGGATTTTGCCGATTACCGATATCCGGATCGATGAAGGCGGTAAAAATCAATCGATAACCTTGCAGGCAAACGCATAATGGGTAAAGGACAAATCGTATCGGGCGGAACGGACGGTCAGTATTCCGTCAAGCTGTTGTATGACCGGACCAAGTCGCAAGCGGCATTGGATCAGGTCAACCGGTGGATCACGGCCAAAGAGGAGCAGATCGATAAATATTGGTACAGCAATCCTGAAAAACTGCCGGCGCTGAAACTTGCTTTGGAATCGCTTAAAAAATGGAAAGCCTATTACGAATCGATCCCGGAAGACCCGACGGTGGATGCCTGGTGTGCCGACCTGAGCGAGGAGCTGACCGGGGAAGTGGCCACCGTCGAAATAAACGGGGAACCGGATCAAGTGTTAGTTCGGCCAGGCTATACCGACCAGGCCGCTTTTGACATGAGCAGGGACGGCCAGTTACAACACATCAAAGCCATGACTCCCGAGCAATGGTTTTATAATGCCGCCATGGCGCCAGGCTGGAAAAAGTGGATGCCGACGTATCGGGTGGGGGAAATAACCAAACTGGATGCTGATAAATGTGATGTACTTCTGGACGATGCCACAACTGAGATTATAAATGCTGGCAGTCAGTCTATCAATGCCACTATGACCCACGAAGACATTGATATCGAATACATGGATTGTAATGGGGAAGCGTTTGAGGTTGGTGACCGTGTGGTGGTGGAGTATCGTGACCGGTCGCCCAGCGGAGAGAATAAACCAGTAGTGATCGGGTTTGAAACTGAACCAAAACCATGCGGCCAATGTGTGATTATTTCTGGAAAAACAGCAACGGAATTCGTCACTCTTTTATGGGATTGTTCTGCAAATGATTATTCGAGCAATGGATATTGGATGGATAATGCTGGTAAAAAACATAAAATTGCAAAGACAGAATATCCATTTGTGTCGTTAATTAGTGATGGTGATCCTTTAGCTGAGTGGAAAGCCCAGTATGAATGTAAAGGATCACTGATGTATCGAATACAGACAAAAGCCCCAGAATATCCGACGGAAGAGGATCTGACTTTTGATAGACTGTTCGATATAGTGACATCTCCTTCTGGTCTTGAATTTAAGGCTTATCATTTTCATAATGGAAGAAAAATAGTTCGGAACACTCCGATTGTTGGGCCTGAATTATTTGGTACATCCAACACGCGTGAAATTATTTCTGACCGTGAACCATCAGTTGAATTTGAAACGATAATTGATCATACAGAGCATTTCCGAGTTGGCGGTTGCTTGTCCGGGACATGGGAACCATATAATCCATCTCCCATAACTAGGCACATGGACGGGGAATGGTTGGATTGGTATGAAGACGGACATGGGGTTGCTTGTGATCATAGAGCATGGAAATGGGATATAGTTTTGTATTGGGTGGTAAAAGCACGCTATGTTTCAATATTTACATACACTTATGTTGGTTTCACTTATCTTTATACAGATGGCAACACCTGGCTGTCTTCAGGCAATTCCACCTTGGAAATTATATATCCATTTTATCCAGATATTTATTGCAATGGCAATAATGGTTATCAACAACTAGAAATGTCTGTGGGAATGGTTAGACAATATGTCAACGCTGTTCACGAAGTGGAAGCCATATATAAAAAACAGGGCGCAACCAATCCTTTAGGCACGGCTTTTTGGGAATATAGGACATATCATGAGGAAAGTCGTGGAACACCGGCAGAACCATTTAAGCCAATGCGTGCTGAAGGGGATTGCGACATTTTTTCATCCGTGAATTACAACATGGCGAATGATCAATATGCAGTTCAAGTTTATGTGGATCGCAAATATGAAAGTAATGTGTTCGCTCAGTCCGCAAAAAGAGAAAAGCCAACATCACCATTTACCGCAGCCCGAAATTCAAAATTTGAGGGGTATATTAAAGATTTTCTTTCAGTTCTTTATGGCAAAATAGACGGTGGAAGCATGCCATGGAATGTTAATGTATCATTGTCTATTTCTGGAATTTGGGGAAAAAAACAGGAATAGTAAAGGAGTAATCATGCAATGCGTGAAAGCAAACATACCCATCACCATCATCGAAGGCGGCACCTACGACAAAACATTTCGCTGGGAATCCGGCGGTGTTGTGGTTGATCTGACCGGGTACACCGCAAAAATGAGCGTGCGAACCAAACTGACCAGTGCGGCGGCGGTGATATCCATTACCACGGCGGTGTCTCCCTGGTCGGCGGACGGGGACAGCGGCATCTATATCGATGACCCGGCAACGGGGGAATACCGGGTTTACATTAACGATGAGGATGCGGCCGATATCTTGATCGAGCACAAGGACACAGCCGGTGTATATGACCTGTTTCTGTATTCCGCAACCGGCGAGGCTGTCTTGAAGCAATATGGCAAAGCCACCCTTTTGGCGGCAGTGACGAGGACATGACATGAGTGATGACGACGTGCAGGTGATCTATACCGATACCGATGATACGGTGGAGACCATAACGATTATCGAGGTTGGCCCGCAGGGGCCGCCGGGTGAGCAGGGCCTTCCGGGTGAATCGGTGGAAACCGGCTCAACCATCACATGCAGCACAGCGTTGACACTGAGCGGCCACCGGTTTGTCGTGCTCGATGATGACAAGGCGGTGTATGCCGATTGCGAAACCGCTGATCATGCCCATCGGGTGCTCGGCATGACCACGGGGGCCAGTAATGCCGGGAGCGTGTCGGTGCAAACCAGCGGAGAGCATGAAGAGCCGACCTGGAACTGGACGCTCGGGCAGCCTGTGTTTTTGAGCACGACGGGGCTGATGACACAGACTCCTCCGACAACTGGATTTGTGCTGATTGTCGGGTTTCCGGTATCGGCAACGAAATTGTTTATCAAAATTCATCAACCAATAATTCTATCGTAAAGGAAAAACACCATGGCTGGAAATAAATACCTGAAGAACAACAGCGGAACCATTACCGAAGAAGCGGCTTTGCAGGCATCAACAGGGGTGACGGATGCAGGGAAGATTGTTGCATTGGACTCTACTGGAAAATTGGACAACACCATGATGCCGACTGGTATCGGGGCGGATACGGCGTTAATCGCTGCGACAGAAGCGCTGGCGGCTGGAGACTTTGTGAATGTCTATAATTCGAGCGGTGCAAAATGCCGCAAGGCCGATGCCAGCACGGCGGGAAAAGAGGCGCATGGATTTGTGCTTGCTGCTGTGGACAGCGGAAATAATGCCACCGTGTATTTTGAGGGCACCAACACGCAGGTAACGGGGCATACCCCAGGCGTGGTGTTTTTGAGCGCAACGCCGGGGCTGGCCACAACGACCGCACCGAGTTCTGCAGGGAATGTCGTGCAGCGGATCGGGTTTGCGACGGGGGCAACGGCTATCAACTTTCAAAGCCAGGTTCCTATCGTTCTGGCATAGGGGATTATTATGGCTCTGAAAAAACCCCTGGTGAATGTCAGCGGCCAGATACAGGAACTGGCCGCAACAGATGCCGTGTATGCCGTGCAGGTATATCACGGCATCGAGGCAATCGGCGCATTATCCTTTGACGACTCTACCCACGTGGTAACAGTTGCTTCCGGCACGAATACATACTGGTACAAAGGCGTGCGGTACAGCACATCGAGTGCCATTACCTGCGACCTGGACGACTATGTGACGTTGGCTGCAAACACGCTGTACTACGTGGCGTTTGACGACGCTACAGGAACACTCAAGGCCAGTGCCACAGCCGTGAACCTGAAAAACCAGTGCCCTGTTGCGATGATTTACTGGAATGGATCAGCCGGAGCGCCCACCAAAGAACCCCACAACCATACCAGGGATTTGGACTGGCATATCAATGCTCATAGGACAATCGGAACCAGATACTATTCAGGACTTGATCTAACCAAACCGACAACCGCAGATGATGCTACGCTGACTATCGCAGCAGGTATTATCTACGATGAGGACATTGCACACACCATTGCAGAGCAGACAACGTGCAGGGTGTTTTATCTGGCCAGCGCAGACAGCTATACTTTTGCCAATTATAGCTTGCCGTACCCTGGCACAAGCGGTGCGCCGCAATATCTGGATACCGATACTTACGCATTGACTGCGGTTGGTTCGAATAAATTCGCTTGTTATTGGGTGTATGCCACTGGGGACGCAAGCAGACCGATTTATATCATCCCATCTGCACTTAGTGCGCCGTATAACACTGTGGCTTTGGCGAGGGCTGAGACTCCTCCTGCGCTGGCTGGTTTTGGCTTGACGCCTGAGATGAAATTGATTTATCGGCTGATTTATAATGGGGATGGGCATTTTCAGGAAAGTGCTGATTATCGAACGTCGAGCAGTTTGCCGTCTGGATATATTGCGAGTACAACGGCGGGGGCTGTTTCTTTTACACCTTCTGGGAACATTGCTTCGACAACTGTTCAGGCGGCTATTGAAGAATTAGATGCAGATATATCGGCTATGACCGGATTGTTTGAAGTTGATGTTGACGGCGGGCTGATGCCAGTAACGGATAGTTTAACAGACGAATATTACGAGCTGGATGTTAATGACGATATTATGCCGATCGCGGTATAGGAGGGTTTAATGGCTACAAGAGCAATTGTCCCCAGAGCAAATAACGAAGGTGGGATAGGAACTACAAGCAAGAAATGGGCGAGTGTGTGGGCGACTCTGATAAACGCTTTGACGCTTACATCTCAAACTACAGGCTTTACAATCGCAGGTGGAACAACCAGCAAAACGCTGACTGTTTCGTCTGACTTTAATACTTCGGACGCAGCAACCCAAGCGGATGCTATCGCCCTGGCGATTGCTTTAGGAGGATGAAATAAATGGCTAATGTTTTCAAGAATTTTAAGGCTGCAATGACAACTGGCGGGGCAACGGCATATACTTGCCCTGCGGCAACAAAAGCAATTGTTTTGCATTGCCAGGTGGCTAATATTGATGGGACAAACTCGGCTGATGCAAGTGTCCACTGGACTGATGATAGCGATAGCGACACGGCGGTGTATTGGGCAAAGACTGTATCTGTTCCTGCTGATACATCGCTGTCTGTGATTACAGGGAAACCTGTGCTTGAGGCAGGAGATACTATAGTTGGTACTGCAAGTGCTGATGGTGATCTGTATCTGAGTGGTGGTGTTTTGGAGATAAGCTGATGAGCCTGCAACGAATACCTCATGACACGACTAAATATAAGATGAATCCGGTGGAGTTGGTGAATATTGGTAATCGGCAGAGAATCGGTGTTATTACAGGATCGGTAACAAAAGTCTCTCCAACAATGACAGCTAATAATGCGCCAAATCCTTATGTGGTAAGTTCTCAAAGTGACTATTCAGCTTCATATCCTGCATGGAAAGCAATGGATGGAGTTACCGATCAAGATTTAGGCATGTGGTCATCTGCTGATAATAGTATTTCTGTTCCTCCATGGTGGAAAATAGATTTTGGATCAAACGTTATGGTAGATGGGTATAAACTGATGGGATATTATACAAATTCAACGTATCCTACAGCATGGACGTTTTATGGCTCAAACGACGATTCGAATTGGACACAGTTAGACTCAAGAACGACACAAACACTACCGTCAGGAGTGCTCTCTGATTTATATCAATTTTCGAACACCACCACACACAGATATTACAAAATAACTATTACAGCGATTTATGGGCCAGTGACAAGAGCTGTAATTGGAGAAATAGAATTATATAAATCAATTGTTTATAATAACTATATAGGTGCATAATGTATCTTCAGTTTATAGACTTAGAAAATTTCAATCAGTATGACTCATTGCCAGTCAAAATCAGGCTGGCTGATGGATCAACCAGAACATCTTTGTTTGAATATACTTCAGATCAGCTTGCAGGATTAGGGCTGTATCATTACACAGAAGCAACTCATGAATACAATTCCTTCACTCATCATACCACAAGCAACTGCACGTTCAATCATGAGTCAAGGACTTTTGTCCGGGAGATTGTTCCTTATGATGAATCAACGATCAAGCAGCAACTAATTAATGCTATTCAGGTGTATCTCGATAATGAGGCTAAAGCACATTATTACGATGGTATCCTGAGTCTGTGTAGCTACGCAACCAGTATAAACCCAAAGTTCGGCCCGGAGGGACAGGCTGGGGTAGTCTGGCGTGATGCTTGTTGGTCTGTAGGATATGCAGTTTTGGCTGAGTGTGAGGCAGGAACGAGAACAATTCCGACTGTTGATGAACTGCTGGCCGAAATGCCGGTGATGGTGTGGCCGTAAAAAAAGGCTAAAAATAATGGAACAACAGGAAGTATCAACCATCTGGACTATTGTGGCCGCAGCAATTGCGGCTGCAGTTTCGTGGGGCGGTAGTAAGCACGCCATCGACACTCTCAAAAATGACGTGCAGGATCAAAATAAAAAGATCACGTCCATCCAGGATGATATGAAAGAAGTTGTTCCATACAAATTTTGCCGTACCGAAAGAATTGACTGCAAGGATGAAAGAAAATCGCTGCATGATATGCTCGAAAAAAGATTTGATGAGTTGATTGCAAAGATTGATCTCCAGGATGAAAAACGACATGCTCATGCAAACAGAACTCAGGTTACTTATGGGGAACTATTGGAAAAGATCACTGAACTAAAAACCAAGATTGACGAAAGGTCACGCAGGTTTAGGAAGGACGATATAGAGTGAAATCTTCATTCAACAAAGCCTTTGAAATTGTGATTGGGCTTGAAGGAAAAGTATCTGATGACCCTCGTGACCCAGGAGGATTTACCAAGTGGGGGCTATCCAGTAAGTATAATCCTGAAGTCGGTATGTGGACGACACTCGATCAGGCCAAAGAAATATACTACGAAAAGTATTGGGTTCCTGCTGGGAGTGAGACAGCTCCCTTTCCTTTGGATATTTGCCTCTTTGACGCAAAGGTCAACCCCCAGGACAACAAAGAATGGCCAGGGAATGCAATGGATGAACTTATGAAATTTCATCCTGAGAACTGGCAGGAATATTTGATTCTCAGGATGTTGAGATACTCTAAATGTTCCAAGGAAATTTATGTTCGAGGACACCTTAATCGAATCATAAGACTTTATGTCAAAATAAAGGAAATACAGAATGGACAACTGGCTAATAGCGCAACTCAAAGATAATTTAATAACCATCTGGGCAATCCTTGAACTCCTTCGTGGGGCCGCATGGTTGACCCCAACAGTAAAGGATGACAAGGTCATTACTTTACTACAGGGGATATATTGGGGAATCAGGGAAAAAAGAGCGAATAAATCTACAGGAACAAAAGATGAGTCTTGAAGATCGTCCACCTTCACACGAAAAACGCTTTGCAATAACAGTTGATCTATTAAAACTTTGGCGAAAAATGATAGGAGAACCATATGGGACTAACGGCAGCGAACATCCTTGCAGTGATTACTGCACTACCCGGCTTAGTGAAATTGATGCGAGAATTGATGCAGCAATTGCAGGAGCAAATGGGGCCAGGGACAGGGAAAGAGAAGAAACAGGCGGTGCTTGATGTGGTTGCAGGGATAGTTGGGGATGAAACAGTCTGGGACAAGGTCAAGGGGATATTTTCCTGGACGATCGATTGCATCGCAATGTTCAAAATCAAGGAGGCGAAATGAAAAGATTATTGATGGCGGTGATGTTCATGGCGTCAATGGCGGTATCGGCACATGCTGCCGGGGATGACGTCTGCGGGAACAGCTTCGGGTTTTTTTATGACGAGACGCTGTTTTTGATCAAATTCGAAAGCGTAAACCCTGATTTGCCGTGCGTTTCCGGAACGGCGACATTGTACTGGCAGGACAGCAAGCGGGAGGGATCGTTTGTGGTCGATTCAAAAAAGATTGTGAAGGTTAATGGGATTGGGAAATTTGTTCTGGATGGGTCGATGCTGTATTTTTTGGATTCGGCGACGATTATATTCGATGCTTATTAGCTGGATGACCTTTTTCGTGACACCACGAAAATGGTTTTGATAAATCAATTTACCGGAAAAAATGAGTGAACGTTCGGGAAATTTGGATAACGTTCTGTTTTTAAATGGTCGGGACGACTGGATTTGAACCAGCGACCCCAGCGTCCCGAACACAGTTCTTGACATTTATCCATCTGTTTTAATTTACTTTTTCATTGTCACTTTTTGATAAATCATTTGATTTATCACCCGGTAAATCATCTGATTGACCATAATCCAGACCGGGCAAAAGGTCAACAACTGCTCGGTGCATATCTTGGTTGGTATGCTGGTAAATGCGCAATGTCGTGTCTGGCCGGGAATGCCCCAGGATTTCAGATGTCGATTTCAGGTCGGCATTGCTGGACAAAACAATCGATGCGAAAGCGTGCCGGAAGCTGTACAGCGGCAGCCGACGTGTTATCCCGGCCCTGCGTTTGGCTGATGCAAAAGACTTCTTCAGCGAGCTTATAGGCTGCCCATGATACTGGATGATTTCGTTTTCGTGGCCATCGAGCGCATGCCATTTTCTCAATTGATCCAAAAACGATTCATGCAGAGGAACCACCCGAGACCGAATCCCACCTTTTTTTGCCGATCGAATCAATATCGTTCGGTTCTCCCATCCGATGTCTGCCCATTTTATCCCAAACAATTCACTGGCGCCTGGGCGAAGTCCGGTATAGTAGCAGATGCTCAATGCTCTGACCAAATGATCAGCGGCATGGGCCATGATTTTTTTTGATTCCTCGGAGCTGGGGGGGATGATTATTTCATCGTCACGTTTTGGTTTTTCGTACCCTGCCAAAGGATTTCTAAGAAGATACCCGCGCTTAACACTCCAATTGAGGATCGCCATGATATCCGATAAATCACGGTGCACTGTGCTTTTGCTTTTGCCTTCGGACAGTCTTGATTGGACATATTTATCGATTCTGTCGGGGGTGATGTTGATTGCCTGCAACTGACCAAGATCGGGCAAAATGATTGCATTCAGTTTGTATTTGAGAGCGTTGATGGTTGATTGCTGCATGTGGATTGATCTCGAAGAGAGATAGGCGTTTATCAGTTCAAAAAAACATGGTGATAAATTCTGCCGGGGGTCGCTTTGCCGGTGGTATTCGTTTAGCCCGAGCTGTTCGTTTCGCTCACGGGCTTTTTTTTCGGCCTCGATGCCGCGACCGAAATACTCACGGAGATATTTTTTTCCGGATCGATAGGCGACGATCCATCGGCCGTCTTTGAGTTGATGGACTGACATAATTATCTTCGTTTTCGGAATATTTTGGGGGTGTGGAACACTTTAGGTGGCCTGGAGCTTGTGTGACTTCGATATCTGGACGACGGGGAGTGTCGATATGGTGATCCGATTATGACTTTGTTGGTATCATCTTTTTCGATTGATGGATTGTTGGTTTTTGGTGATATCGGATATGCGTTTTCAGTTTTTGGAGTTATATCTTCAATTTTTGAGATATCTGATGTCGGAATTGATTTTTCCTGTTTATCAATCCAAAAGTTGGTATTTGATTTTTCTTTCCAGTAATGATGGGTAGTAAATGTCTCCCCATTTTTTGTTTTGATTTGATATTGCGGATCCGCAAAAACAGAAGTTGAAGCAATAAATATTGATAGAATCGAAATCGCTTTAAAAACCAATTTTAATTTCAACATCTGCATATTCATCCCAGCAAGCATCAATCCAGTCATCCTGAAATAGTAAAATGATAACGTTAAATATGGATTGGTAATCACCCCGATGTAACATGCGCATTTTTTGAATATGCGGGGCTCTTCCACAAAACCCTCCGATAAACCGTCTATATTTTACCCGGATGGATTGTTCACTGTTTTTTTCAGGTTTTCTATTTCCTCCTTCAATGACGATATATCTTGGTCTTTTTGATTCATTCTTATTTCCATTTCGATAGTTTTACTGAACGCTTTCAGATTCATTTCGATGGCTGATTTCAGGCCGTCGTCACCGTGTTTGTAGATCATATTCAGATTTTCGTGCATGGATTCCAACCGTTGGTCAACAGGAGGGGGACGGTATTCAATCGGGAACGCATAGACCTTAGCCGGTGTATTGTTTGGGATGTATTTAGGTTTTAATCCGATCATTACGTCGTATTCGATGCCGATTATTGATGCAATTTTTCGTCTTGTTTCTTCGTCAGTTGGCTTTCTTTTACCAATTATGTTCGAAAGTTGAGGCTGAGAAATACCAATCATTTTAGATAATTTTGTTATAAATCCCTTTTGATTTGGTGAATTTTCATCAACATATTTTTTTAAAGATTCACAAAATGTTTGTTCCAATTTAGTCAACATATTTTCACCATGAAATATTTTATCATAATAAATCATTTTGAAGTTAAATAATTTCTTGACTTGTTCGTTTCGATGTGAAATATGAATTCCATGAAAAAAATATCTCAAAACGAAATTGCAATAAAAGCAGGAATCGCTCAACCATCCCTGTCTAATATTTTGATGGGCAGACGTAGGCCGTCATGGAATATTGCAAAGAGGCTTGCGATGGTTACCGGATCAACCCCCGACATCTGGATGGATGGGAATACCGAAATACTGCGCCAGATAATCAGCAACGTTGAACCACCACCCCAGCACCACCAGACATAAAAACAACAGGATGAAGCATGAATTGCAGTAAATGTTATTTAGGGGGGGAGGCAATGAAGACAAACAACCAGTTGAATATCAAGGTTGATGACCGTCTTCTGAATATCATCAACCAAACGACAAATGATCTCGATTGTTCACTGTCTGAATTTATCAGGACGTGTATTGAGGTTGGAGCACCTATCATTCAAACCCACCCTGACCTGCTGCGATTATTGCCATTTCGGGCATCGAACGAAATAAAAAAAGCGTAACTTTCTGGTTATACCAAAGGGGTTATTATGCTCGAAGTATCTCAAGCCCATTACCTTCTTCAGATCATTCACAAGTTCAAGCAAGATTTGACTTTGCTTGAACATGAAGTCGCTGCAACAATACCAAGAAGAAGCAAACCAAAGATGGTGTTGATCGATCCAGAAACAGGAAAACCTTTCGAGCTGAAACGAAAAACCCCCGCACCCCCTCGCAGAAAAACCCGCCAAATATCAAATGATCCGCAAGTGGCTGAAATAATTTAAGGTACTTTGAAAAGCCTTCATATCATACGGCGTGACAAGGCCCTTTTTTTTCGTCCGGGTGATGGACGTTTTTGGAATGGAATATGGAAAAAATAAATGAATGAACCATCGGGAGAAATAACCAGCGAGTTTATAACGCAATGTCTTCAGGCAAACGAGCTGGGGGATGCCATGATTTACATTGCCTTGAATCGCGGGAAAAGGCTCTACAACAAGGCATCAAATGAATGGATCAGGTGGGCCGGGCATCATTGGGAAATTGATCAATGTTCGCTTGACGCAATATCTTCTGTCGCAGAAGTCAGCAACGAGTATCTCAATGAGGCAAAATTGCTTGTCGATAGGATTGCAGCAGCAGAATCACAAGAGGCCAAGCAAACTTTGATAGACCGTCAGAAAAAAATCTATAACAGAGTCGATCGGCTCCGGTCAGTTCGAGGATCCACAAATTGCCTGACGTTTACCACCAGATGTCACGACCGGCTGGTCACAACAACCGAATTGTTTGATGCCGATCCGTGGAAGCTCCCCGTGATCAATGGAGTTGTCGATTTAAAAAACGGAGAGCTTTATCCAGGAGAACCGCAACAACTTTTGATGAAATACTGTCCTCATAACTGGACAGGTATAGAAACACCCTGCCCGATATGGGAGAAATCTATCCTTGAAATCATGGATGAAAACCATGAAATGGTAAACTTCATCCAGTGTCTGCTCGGGTATGCTATTACCGGTCTTACGACAGAACACATTCTTCCGATTTTTTACGGGAAGGGCAGAAACGGAAAGACTCTGATCATCGAAACGATTCGATATGTCATGGGAGATATGGCATCCCCAATCCGGTCCGAACTGCTTCTTGAACAGCGGTTCGGTAAGTCGTCTTCCGGCCCGACACCAGAAATAATGTCTCTGAAAGGTCTTCGCATCGCCTTTGCCAGCGAGACAGACGAAGGCGCAAAGCTGTCTGTATCGAATGCTAAAAAACTTACCGGCGGGGATACCCTCTTGGGTAGAAATCCCCATGATAAATACGAGACGAAATTCAACACCACCCACACCCTGTTTATGCTCACCAACAACATCCCATCCATGCCAGTTGATGACTTTGCACTATGGGAGCGCATTTTCCTGGTGCCATTCAACATCAGTTTTGTTACCGACCCGAAACATCCGGATGAAAGAAAGATCGATAAAGACTTGGCGGATAAACTGAAAAGCGAAGCCTCCGGGATACTGGCATGGCTGGTTCGGGGGACGCTGCAATGGCAGATTGATGGACGGTTGGACTATCCGTCTTTGGTCAAGGAAGCTACGGGGGGCAAGCGAAGGGAATTTGATATTGTCCAGGACTTTATTGATGAGTGTTGTGTTGTCGGTAGTGAATATAGAGTCAATGCATCAGTAATCTATGATGTATTTTCCCGATGGTATGAGGATAACCATAGCAAAAGTGTTCCATCAATTAACAGGTTCGGCCGAACGATGGGAAAAAGATTCAAGGTTATAAAGAAGGGAATCAAAATTTATACAGGAATTGGGGTGCTTTCTAATGAAAACAGTTGAACAAATCTGGACGATATTAGCATTCTGGACGAATTTTCACGCTTTTAGAGTGGAAAGTATGAATCAATAACTGTTTGAGGGAAATCCCTATATAAATCGTCCATAATAACAAAATCGTCCATAATAAAAAAAAAGAAAATAAAAAAATAAGAAAAATCAATATGTTACTATTTGGATTGAAAAAATCGTATGAACAAATCTGGACGATATTAGCATTCTGGACGAATTTTCACGCTTTTAGAGTGGAAAGTATGAATCAATAACTGTTTGAGGGAAATCCCTATATAAATCGTCCATAATAACAAAATCGTCCATAATAAAAAAAAAGAAAATAAAAAAATAAGAAAAATCAATATGTTACTATTTGGATTGAAAAAACAGTAAAAAAAAAGAAATAGCCGCCGGTCTCCTCATCTTTCCCGGCGGCGGCGCCGAGTGCACCATGGCGCCTCAGTAATGGGCTCAGGAACTGCTACCATTGGCAACTCCATCCCGCGTGACCCCGGCGGGTGTTCCGGATACGGGGAATCTTTACAGGCTGATCATGAATTTTAAAACGAAAGGGGCAAATATGATCGATACGGTGCTGGCAATTGTTAAGACGTGGGTGCATATCGGTATTGGATTGGCCTGCATGATGGCCGTGTTCGTATCGTTTTCGGCGGTGCTGTCCGAATACGATAAACATCTGGATCGGAAAGAAGCGGAGAAAGAAAGGAAACGCAATGAACGTGCTTGATCTGGCCATGAATCACGGGCTCCAGCCGAAACACGTATCATCTGCGAAGGGCGGGGAGTTCGCTTCTGCCTGCCCGATGTGTGGCGGGAATGACCGGTTCCGGATTTGGCCAGAGCAGAACGCTGGCACCGGGTCGTACTGGTGCCGACAGTGCGGGGTGCATGGAGACCGGATTCAGTTCGTGATCGAGACAAAAGGCGTGAAGTATCCCGAAGCCTGCCGGATTACGGGCGACGTTCCGGCCGATCGAAAAACGGCATCGTTTGGTTATAAGGCGCCTCCGGTGCTCAAGCCCATTGTTGAAAAGCCTGCTTATCATCCCAAAGAGAAATCCCAGGCATCGGGAGTGGTCGATGGGGACCGGTGGGCGGAGCATGCCGAGAAGCTGGTGGGCTGGGCGGCAAAACGGCTGCCTGGGTCGGATGGGGAAACACTGCTTCGGTCAAAGGGCATCGGGGCGGATACGGCCGAAAAATTCCGGCTGGGGTGGATATCCGAAGACATTTATCGGCAGCGGGATTCCTGGGGGCTGCCGGAAGTCATGAGCGAGAAGACCGGAAAGCCGAAACGGTTATGGTTTCCTGCCGGGCTGGTGATACCGAACATGGTTTCTCTTTTGGATGGGCGGCAAACGATCGATCGGATCCGGATTCGGCGTCCAGACGGCGAGCCCCGATATTACCGCATACCCGGACCCGATTCCCGGCAATTGATCACCGGAACACCCGGACGGTTTGCCCTGGTCGTGGAGTCGGAACTGGATGCCATGCTGATGGATCAGCTTGTCGGCAACGTGATGGGCATTATCGCCATCGGAACCAGTCACGCCAAACCAGACAAACACGCGCAAGCGGTGCTGTCGGCGGCAAACAGCATCATTGTTGCGCTCGATAACGACGAAGCTGGCCAGTCTGCTTTCCCCTGGTGGCGAGAAAATTATCCAAGAGTTGTATGGCACCCGGTACCTGCCGGAAAAGACCCCTCAGAGGCGCACCAGCAAAAAATTGATCTTCACGCATGGGCAATATCGGGTTTGCCATCCGGATTTCGCTCAGCGCTATCACAGGCGGCCAGACGGGCAAAATCTCAGTCGGTCAACACCGCCAAAACCGAATCACGGGAATTTTCAGAGCCGGATCATGACAGACATGATGCCATCGATGCCGATGATCCAGCTCTGAAAACGTCTGTGACGGCGGCCGTATCTGCCCAGGAACCTATTGCAGAGCTTCAGTCTCTGCTCAGCAAAAACCGGGCGATAACGATTACCGTGACGGCCAGCCGGTTGTCATTGTCGGCGCCTTCCGACTGGCGGAGGCGGCATGAACAGACATTTTCTCGGATATCCCGATTGATTTATTTCGATTCGGACGTGTTTGGATATTTACACGCCCATGGAGCCAACAACATCAACGCAAACAATTTACTGGAGGCCAGACAATGAAAGCAGCGATCAACGTAGATGGATTGTTATCAATCGAACGGGCAGGCATTTTACAGCGCCAATATTGCCCATATCATCCCACCGAAGGCCAGAACGAGTGCGGCGACTGGTGCCCGCAGTTCGGGGAGCCGGATATCCTGGAGCGGAGGCTGATATCGATATCGCTTTGCAATGGCAAACTGATCAAGTGTGAATCTCTGGACGACAAGCGCATTCGGGGGTGATGCATGCCATATTTCGAAATCAACTGCGAAGTCTGCGGAAAATACAGCCGGGAATGGCGGGATTCAAAGCCTCATCGGTTCTGCTCGATCGGATGCCAGAAAATCGGGATGCGGGGCCAGGGCACCAAACCCAATAAGTACGTTATCGATCCCAGGCATCATGACCGGATACGCAGGGCATACCTGAACCCGACCGGCAATGGCGAAATCAAAGAGCTGGCCAGTTGGCTTGGGGTGCCTCGGTGGAAGCTGTCCCGGTTTGCTGTCACGATGGGATGGGTAAACAAAACGGTAAAATCAAAACCGTGGACGAATGAGGAAGATCAGTTACTTGAAAACCTGTCCCGGTATTGTGTCGATAAGATATCGCAAAAATTCAAAGAGCATGGATATCACAGAACGCCGACCGCGATTGCTATGAGACTGAAACGCAAACGATTGACGACGAATATCAGAGGATATTCCGCGTACAAATTATCAGAATGCCTGGGGATTGACGAAAAAGGAGTTACCCGGCTGATCAAGTTGGGAAAAATCAAGGCGGATCGTCGTGGCACCGATCGCACCGAACAACAGGGCGGGGATGCCTACTACATCCAGCCATGGAATATCCGGCAATATGTGATCGACTACATCGGCGAAATCGACCTGCGGAAAGTCGATAAATACTGGCTGGTGGACATTCTACCGAATCAAACGGCGTTGGTATAGGAAGGAGGCAACATGGCAGGACGCGGCACCCTCGAATCAAACGCCATCCTGGCGTTGACGGAAACATTTGTCGTGCAGTTTCTCGAACAAGTCACCATGACCGCCACCCTGCGGCCAATCATCGATGATATTCGAATTGAACTGAATGCGTCCTGGTTGGAATGGACTGAAAAGATCACGATCAAAGACCATGCCCGCATCGAGCGCAAGATTACCAAACTGTCCGACCGGCTGCCGATGGACAGGCCCATCGATATGATCGAAATGGTGACGTTTGTCATATCGACCCTGGAAGATTTCGCAAAAAAATTACAGCCACACAAACGGCTGGTGATCAATCGGCTCATTTTGGCAATACTGAAGCTGCATGAATATTATTCAGACCCCAACAACCATGATTTCGATTATCTGTTATCGGGGGCTCAGGCGGCCGATGCCTGGGAAATGGAGGCGATCGTTTGACATGAAAACACGCAAATTCGGAACCAGAAACTGTGAGATTTGCGGCCGTGAATTCGAAGCATTCCGCGATGGTCACCACCATTGCAGCAGGAATTGCTATCAAAAAGCGCTGTATAAAAAAGCCCGCCAGGCTGCGGGAGAAAAACCGCCGGTAATGTGTGACCAGTGCGGCGAAACGATTCCTCCCAGGCGCCGGATGACAAAAGGCAAACACTTCTGCTCGGCGACATGCAAACAGAGATATTACCAGGCGGAGAAAGATGCATCCAAAGAAACAGTAACCATGTCGCAGACCTGCTGCTGCTGCGGAAAGGTTTTCGAGTACGCATTCGACAGCCATTACCGGATTTATTGCAGTCGGGAGTGTCGAATCAAGAAAACCCGGCAGAATACATCCAGACACATAAAATTCAAACGTACTTCGGGCGCTGTAAAGGCCAATTGCCCGAGGTGCAAGCGGGATCATTACATCAATATCGAGTACATTGGCACCGGAACCCCCCGTTTTTTTTGTGTGGAGTGTGCGCATGTCAAAAACCATAACGAGTTTGAAGAGTCTCGGGTGATGGCATGAAAATGTGTCGATGCTGCGGCAAGCGTTATGCGGCCGGATATGTTGTCCGGCATGGCATCTATCTGGATAAATTATGTGTGAAATGCTGGAAAAAAGGGGATGTGGAGGGTGAAAACAAGCGAAATTACCAGCCAGGAAGTTTCAAACGTGGAAAATCTTGAATTATACGAACGGATGGAGTCCGTATCGGATGAAATGTCATTTTTGGCATCTATTATGATCACATACAAGGGAAAAAACCGGAAAAAATACATTAAACATGGGCAGGAACTCTTGGGGGCATCGGTTGCGCTGAGGGGATGGGCGCTAAGCATCATGGAGGAACAAAACCAATGAAAAAAAACATTATCGCCTTTTCGGGGGCGCATGGCACCGGAAAAACAACATCGGTGTTTGAATTGGCCACGGCGCTCAAAAAAAGCGGTATCGATGTTGGTATCGTGCTGGAAGCCGCTCGGGAATGCCCATATCCGGTAATGTCGATTTATAAGGACAAGCCATCAGATCATGCGCAGCAATGGATTTTTGCCCGTCAAATGATGTGTGAGATCGAGGCCAGCGAAAAATACGATGTGGTGGTTACCGACCGTACGCCGGTGGACTGCATTGGATATACCAGATATGCTGGATATCATAATCTGGCCAATTCGATGGGTTCGTATATACAGCATCATGCGCCGAGATATCATTGTGTTCTGTTCAAGTTCGCTCACGATAACCCGTATTGTCATGAGGATGGATTTCGCAATACCGATATGGCGTCCAGGATGAAAATTGAGGAGTTGATTATGGACTCATACAATTATCAGAGGATAAAACTTGATATATGGAAACCGTCCATGTTGGAAACCCTGATTGGTACTGTGAAAGGTACCATTGCTGGATGTTCCGGTCGGCCTGTGAGCTGAGGCGGAAAATGGCCGTTCGAAGCGGCGCTAACCGGTATGAAAACGTTTATAGATTGGCCATGTGTAATAACTGCGAACAGGAGACAACAATTATGAAAACAGAAGAACCGAAAAAGAAATTATGCAATGGATGCGATACGTGGAAAGAGCTGGAGGCATTCCATATCAACCACGCCAAAAAGGATGGGCGGGAATCGCAATGTAAAGATTGCCGGAACAAGACCAAACAGATCAACAAAAGCCGGATGAAGGCCGCAGAGACAGAATTTATGGATCAAAAAAACGACCCGGCGCCAGTAACTCATCCGGTTGATGCGGCGCCGCAGTCGGTATCTTTGCCGATGGTGATGCCTGCGCATGATTTTTCTATGCAATACACCCTTACGCTTGATTTTTCCGAATATCCATATCTGCTGGAGAACCTCAAAAAAGATGCATTCAAGCAATTTCGAACCACAGAGAATCATCTGCTGTCTATTTTGGATGGGCATCTGAAAATGGTTGATTATTTGACAGCGTAATCATGACACAAGACCTGCAAGACATTATCGACAAGAGCCGCTCCACCGATGTTACGGCCCTGGTATCCGCCAAAGAATCAGCCAAACGGCGCATGATGGAGGACGGCAGCCCGGCGAACATATCATCGTTTGAGCGGGCATCCGCTGCCCTGGAGAAGGCTCTTGAAAAGCAGAAGCCGCTGCCGGTGGAAGAGGCTCCAGCCGAAGTGGTGCCCCGTTTTCGAAACACGGCCGAGGTCATGAAATTTTTGCAGGCCGAAGGCTACAAGATCAAGAAAAGTAAGCTGTACAACGACGTGAAGGCCGGTTTTCTGGCCCAGTCTGAAGACGGCAGTTTCTCTCAGAATGACGTGCTGGCCTACGTGCACACGCAAAGTTTGGACAAGATAGCCGACAACAAGGCAGGAAAACTCGATGCGTTGAGTGAAAAACGGCTGGAGAAAGAAGTCGAGAAGCTCACGGTTCAGGTTGAGAAATTGACCTGGGACATGAACCGAGACCAGGGGAAATATTTGCTCAAGGAAGATGTGCGGACGGAGCTGGCCATGAAGATCAGCGTATTCGAGGCCGGGTTCAAGCATGTTGTGGCGACATCGGCCAGTGACTGGTCGGCTGCCATCGGCGGGGAGCCGGGAAAGTATCAGATATTGATCGACCAGATCAACAACGCCATCGATGCGCTGCTGGGGGAGTTTGCGGAGTGTGAGGAGTTGGATGTGGTAGTTGAGAAGTATGAAGTATGAAGGATAAATTATGAAATAAAATCAATCCTTCAGCGTTCATACTTCATACTTCATTTTTCATACTTTTTTAGAAAGGAGTGACAATGGGAACCAAAATTGAAGATATCGCCTACGTTTCGCAATTAATTTACACAATCGGGGAGACTCATTTTACCCACCCCGACCCGGTGGCCCGCCTGTTTGCGGCTGGTATGGCTGTCGATCAGGCATTGATGTGTCTGATGCAAGATATGTTGCTGAGGCATCCCAGGGAGCCAGAAACAATATGCGCCGGTGGATAACACGCCTGGCGGGTCTGGCAATGGTGCTATTGTCTGCCATCGATGCAGACAACGCATTTATTTCCACCGTACATGACGATTTGCCACGACCGGTGATCGTAGATTTTGGAGTGATTTATATTTTGGAGGCGGATGAAACATGGAAAACGAGCGATTTATTGACCGATGGGCGGAACAAACTACCACTGGCGGGCTTAAAAGATGGCAGAAAATACGAATTTATCAAGGAGGAAAAATGGAAGACCAGAAACCGTACAAACCATTTGAATTCTGGGCGGAGGAAGCCGTCGAAACCCACCACGAAATTGACCGGGTACGGTTCATCGACGCGTGGGAAGAAATGGAAGCCGAAGTCCACCATATCGCAGTCACGAAAGGCTGGTGGGACTCCGACCGGTCGGATGGTGAAATCATTGCCCTCATCCACAGCGAATTGTCGGAATGCCTCGAAGCCTGCCGGAAAGGATACCCAAAAGACAAACACCTCCCGCACCGAATCAATAACGAAGTAGAACTTGCTGATGCCGTGATCCGTATTATGGATTTTGCCGGGGCGAAGGGGTGGGATGTGTGCGGGGCGCTCGCGGAGAAGGTGGAGTATAACCGGACGCGGCCGTTTAAGCACGGGAAACGGTTTTGATGTGGAATAACAAACCGTGACGATGTGTCACGGTTCAAAAAGGAGTGTTTATGGAAATTTTTGATCCTAAAAAAATTGATGAAAACGTGATTCGTAACTTGAATTTTCTTTGCACGACCAATGACAGCTTAACAAAAATGACGACATCCATTTCAAACAGGCTGAAAGCGTTGAATCCTGAGATGAATAAAAAACATGAGGAAGCGTATTCGGAGCTTGAAAAATTCAATGGTAAAATCGTTAGAAGAATTGAAAAAGAAATTGAATACTTCCCTGTTTGGTCGGCCTGGATGAAAGATATCAAAGGCATTGGCCCATTTCTGGCCGGGAATTTGATACTGCTCTATTATTACAAATTTATACCGGTGTGCAAATCATGCGGTGGTGATTTGGTAAAAGCCGAAATCAAAGATCAGCCTGAGAAGAAAGCGAAAAAAGCGAAGAAAGTTATCATCGATGATTCGGATAATGGTGAAAGAAAGCAGTTTGTATGTGCTGCCTGTCATAAGGTTTCATCGGGTGATGGTGTTTTGAAGCATAGAATAGATGTTCGGGACTTTCCGAATGTGTCCGCCTGGTGGCATTACATGGGCGAGCATATTGTCGATGGCAAAAAGCCAAAAATGAGTAAAGGCGTGAAATGTACATGGTCGCCGAAGGGCAGGAAGATATCTTTTATGATCGGGGATCAGGTCAATCGCAGAGATGAAAATCATGATTACAAAAAATTCATGATTGAAACCAAAACCAAACTTCATTCTTATTACCCGGACAGGTCAGACATGCATATTCATAAAATGGCCAGGATGCAGACAAGTAAATTGTTTTTGAGCCATTTATGGCATGTTGCCAGAGAGATAGAGGGGAAAAGTACCCGTGGGATTTATGCAGATGTTATTTTGGGGCATACGGGGATTATTCCGCCTTATTATTGGGGTGGATGGGATAGCTTATTCTGAAGTAAAAACCAATAGAACTTTGCAAGACCATCAGTGTTATAAAAATCATAAAGACGTTGCAAGACTATCGTGCATATAAAAATCACGAGGGGAATGCAAGACCATGCTGAAAGTCAAAATCATTAAAGCAATGCAAGACCATGCTGGCCATCAAAACCAAAAAAAAATGCAAGACCAAGCGATAATTAAAAATCATCAATATTATGCAAGGCCAGCGAAAGATTAAAAATCAACACTTGCATGCAAGACCAAGCAGGCTTTTAAAATCAAGATAGAAATGCAAGACCAGCTCTGTTTTTAAAACCAATAACACCATGCAAGACCATTGAAAACTTAAAAATTAAAAAATATATGCAAGACCGGCAGGTTAATCAAAATCAGCATAAAGATGCAAGACCAGTCTGAAAATCAAAATCATTGTGAAGGTGCAACACCAATTAAAAAATAAAAACCAATAGAACTTTGCAAGACCAAAGCTGCTGTTAAAATCAAAAATAGCATGCAAGACCATTGAAAACTTAAAAATCAAAAAATATATGCAAGACCATCGAGTAATTTAAAATCATTGAACGATTGCAAGACTAACGATTTCATTAAAATCAACCAAAGAATGCAGAAACAATTATAATTTGAAAAAGGAACGACTATGATAACATTTGAAGAAATCGCCCAGAAGTACGATGGAAAGTCAATAACGACCATCGAGACAATGATCAAGACCAGTGCAGACAAGCACTCATACCACAGGAAGGAATTCATTCTGGCGCTGTTTTACCTGGAGAGAACCAACAAATACAAGGAAAACAAGACATACAAAGATGAAACATTCAAACGTTACATTTCAGATATGTTCAACTTGTCATATTCCGGTTATAACAAGGAGCGGTTTGCTTTTATCACTGTTCCGGAAGCTGCTGAAAAATATGGTGTCGGTGTCATTGATAGGATTGCAAGCTCCTGTGGGAGTCATAAGGTAACGGATGTTGTCAAACAGATCGATACTAAAAAATCGGTTAAACGTGCAGAAATCAACAAAATCATCGAAAAAAACGCCAAACCTAAACCCGCTCCGAAACCACGATTTAAACCTATCATTATCGCCGCTCCAGAGCCTCAACCATTGCCTGTTGAAGATGTTCCTCCGGTTCCGAAGGTCAAAACACTGCCTGAAAAGCAAAAGGACGACCAAATTGAAAAATTGAAAAAGACAGTGGTCGATCATAAAGAAACCATTGAAATTATGTCTCTTGAAATGTCTGATCTTAAAAAAGAAAACTATATCTTGAAACAGGAAAACGAAAAACTGAGAAAAGAAAACTTGGATTTAAAAAAACGCACATCATATCCAAGTATTCCAGGGTTTCCACCTATGCCTAAGCTCCCAAATTTTAATAAACATTTACAGGAGCACGCATGATCCCCCAAGAACAACACCTCCAGCACATCCTCGATCTGAAACGAGAAAACCCGGAAATGGAAATTCACTTCTGCATAGATTCAGATTTTATCAATGATTATGGATGGACAGATCACCAGATTGTTGATGTGAATATCATGCCATGGTATCGGGTCGGTGAGCGCATATCCACAGACAAGAATCTCATCATAGAGATGATGTATGAAGGCATCCCAAACGAAATCAGTGATGAAGACGCGGACGCCATTGTCACCCGGAAATACGAAAAAGAAGTTAAGCAGGTGATATGCGTGTTTACAATTGCTGTGGATGAAGAATAGCTTATGCAACTATCTTTGATCGACACCCCCAACCGACCGCCAATAACCATCAATCCATCATGGCTCCCCCCCCACCTGCGGGAGCCGGGCACCCGCCTGTCGGTGCGGTTTTCATCTGCCGACCGGCACGCGCTCCGGCGGAAAAAGCAGATGCCGGTATCTCTTTGGGCGGAGAAATACCGCACGATCCCCAAAGACGCCGCTTTGCCTGGGCCATGGCGCAATACCACGGTGCCATACATGGCAGGGGTTATGGATGCCGCCATGTTCCCATCGGTGGAGCAGACTATTTTGTGTTGGCCTCCGCAGTGTGGAAAAAGCGATGGGGTGAATACCGTTATCGGGTATTTGGTGGATCGAAAGCCGGGGAATGTGCTGTATGTCTTCCCCGATGAGCTGACGGCCCGAGAAAACAACCGGGATCGCATCACTCCCATGTTTCAGGACAGCGACCTGCTGCGAAAATACTTTACCGGCTACATGGACGACGCCTCGGCTTTGTGTCTGCGGCTGCGGCATGTCAAGATTTACATGGCCTGGGCAAACAGTGCCTCCAGGCTGGCCAATAAGCCGCTGCCTTATGTGGTGCTCGATGAGGAAGATAAATATCCCGCAACGGCCGGCAACAAGGAGGGCAGCCCTGCCGACCTGGCCAAGAAGCGTACCCGAACATTTGCCCACATGAGAAAAGTATTTCGCATGAGCACACCGACCATCGAGACCGGGGCAATCTGGAAGGCCATCACCGAAGAGGCGGAGGTGGTGTTTGACTATTGGGTGCGCTGCCCGGCCTGCAATGCGCTGCAACTCATGGTGTTTTCGCAGATCAAGTGGCCGGAGAACATCCGGGATCCCCGAACGGTGGAAGCGGATAAACTGGCCCGGTATCATTGCAAGGATTGCGGGGATATCTGGGATGACGCCCGGCGTAATACCGCTGTGAGAAATGGTGAATGGCGGGACCGGGAAAAGGGGCTGTCGGTGAATGCGGTGCTGAATTCCCGGCGCCCGAAGGCCATCGGGTTTCATTTGCGGGCTTATGTATCCCGGTTTGTGTCGCTGTCGGAATCTGCGGCGGCCTTCTTGTGGGGTCTCAAAGACCGGACCAAATTGCGGGATTTCAAAAACTCCCACGAAGCGGAGCCATGGCTGGAATATTCGGTTGAGAAATCCGAGGACTCGATACTGGCGCTGAGAGACGGGCGACCGGCGGGGCTGGTGCCGGGCGGCGGAATTGTTGCGGCACTGGTGGCCGGTGTCGATACCCAGGATGATGGGTTCTGGTATGAGATACGGGCTTTCGGTTATGGGCTGGAGCAGGACTCATGGCAGATTCGGTCTGGCTTTGTGACCAGCCTGGAGGCATTGCGGCAGGTGTTGTGGGCGGACGCCTATGCCGACACCGACGGCAAGCAATATGTGGTTTTCCGAACGCTGATCGATGCCATGGGGCACCGAACGGCGGAGGTGTATGACTTTTGCCGGTTGAATCCGGGGCGGATATTTCCGACCAAAGGCGAGCGCACCATGAGACAGCCCCATGTCTGGAGCCGGATCGACAACTACCCAGGCACAAACAAGCCGATCCCTGGGGGCCTGCAATTGTTGCGGGTGAATACGACGCTGTTCAAAGATCAATTATCGGCCAAATTGGAAGTGTCGTTTGCGGATCCGGGAAGCTGGAAATTTCATGCCGATACGACCCATGAATGGGCCATCCAGATGACCAGCGAGTATGTGGATGAGAAAGGTTTCTGGGAAGTCAAGGGCGGCCGGGCAAACCATGCGTGGGACTGTTCGGTGCTGGCCCTTTGCTGTGCCGATTTGACGGGCATCCGGTTTTTGCCCAAACCCGGCCAGGTGGAACAGCGGGCAAAGAAGCGGGCGGATGTCGGGGTGAGAAAGCCGGGGGAGCAGCGGTGGGTGGAGACGGGCGGGTGGTTTAATCGGTAGAAAAAAAAGTATGAAGGATAAATTATGAATTATGCGGAGGAGTGTTTATGAACAAATCTCAAATGATTAACATGATTTATGACAATATTTATGATGATTATGACCAGAAACCCATACCCAAAAAAGATATCAAGACTGTGATCAATGAATTTATAGATGTGATTAGAAATTTACCAGTGTATGAGCCTGTGAAATTATCCGGATTAGGTCAGTTTGAATGGGTCGAAGAAGCGAAAAAAAACAAACTGACGTTTACGGCAGGTAAGTAATGCCGCAACCCCCCCGACAAAACACCGGCGTGCTGATTGGGAAGAAGGCCATCATGGGTTATTTGCAGATTGGACAGGACAGTTTTTATGATTTCATCCGAATCGGCATGCCGGCGGCGGTGATCAACAACCGCTATTATGCCCACAAAGAAAATCTTGAGATGTGGTTTCAGGCGGTGACGAGAACGCAAACAAGGAATCCGCAGACGGAAGCGGACTGAAAACAAAGTATGAAGGATAAAGGAATAGGTATGAAGCCGTGTGATTGCCATGACAGACATACTGCAATGACCATGTTGAATGAACAGGGTATTAGCTTTGCCGACATAACTTTTAGTGTATTGCCCAGCTATGTGCGGCTTGAAGTAGGCCCTGTTCGTATAAAAATTAACCAAAAGCATTTTGAACGTATAGCAAGATGGTATTTTGAGGACCAAACTATAACTTAGAAAATAGCTATGAGTGCACATAAAAGGAAAAACACAAGGATGAATTATGACCGAAACGATGAAGGATTACCAGCGGATAGAGTATAATCATTGGGTGGTAAAGGCTGATAAATGCCCGTGCTGTGATCATAACCTGGGGCGGTGTGCTTTTATTAATCGACCGTGTGCGTTTAATGCGTGCCCGTTTCGTTATTGGCTGGGTCAATCATGAAAAAAGAAAAAACGATGAAGTCAGACCTCGTTATTGCGCAATATTGCGCCTCTCGCTGAGATGCGCAAACATTGGTTTTGCACGATCTTTGCTCGTCAATTGGACATTTAAAATTACCATTAATTGGACATTACTATATATAAATTAATGAAATAATGAAAAATAAGTATAATAAATGTATTATTAATTGTTGACAAATTAATAATTTTGATTCATTCTCATCTCACCTATTTTCTGGAGAGAGATGACTATGCATCAACAAAGCTTCTTCAACGAAATTCCAGTTCACGACAGCAACAT